GTTTTTTGATACTGTCCAGTAATTTATACCTCGATTAGCCCACTCGGAAAACAATAAATTCAAGCTGCGTCTTGCCGATACAGCTTGATCGCCTGTCCTTGTCTGTGGATCTATTCCGCACCGCTCGTAGGCTTCGGAAATAATCTCTTCAACGTCTGGTCTAAAAGCTACCGTATCTGAAGTTGCCATATTTAATACTCTTTAATTGCTCTTATCACAATCTGATAGGCATCACCTGCCGCACCAGCTCCTGTTGTCGTGAATTTAATGTCACCAGTTCCACTTGATCCGTATGAGCTACTTGTCGGTAGACCACCAAATCTTGAAAAGTCTTGATATCCTGACTGGCCTTCATCTAAATGCAAAACAATAATATCCGTACCTGCATCCGCAAGAACCTCAACAGTCATTGCATTTATTACCCACCAACACTCAACAATTCTTATGCCACTACATGTGTCGCCATTTGCACTTTTACCAAGACCTGAAACATCTATTTTAGAAACAGCACTTTCATTACCACCGTCAACATATTGGTACTGGAAAGCGTAAACAACTTCACGAGTGCTTTCGCTTATTTTTGTACTCGTCGTAATATCAGCCATTATTTACTCCTTTATAAAATTGGTAGGGGTTTCCCCCTACCTAATTAAGAATTATTCAAAAGGTGTGGCTAATGTAGCGTCACCAAGTAAGTAAGCTGCACAGTGCCAGCGTGTAGCTGACTGGGCGGTTAGCGTAATCATGCCACCACTTAGCCAACCCTGCTCTATTGCTCCCAGATCAATAGTATCATCATTACTTTGGTCTGGTATGAAAGTGTTGGTGTCTCCAGCAGTTGCTGGATCAGATAATATAGCAAAGCCAGAGTACAAGTCAGCAGTTGCGCCTGTATTAATTTGTCCTGCGCCTGTGAATGTTGTGCCAACAATGAATGTATATTGCTCGCCACTCGCTGCCGCAGTTAACTCAGGTAGCGTAACCACAATTCCTGCCGCTCTTGAGAAGATAAATGTAGTGCCTGACTGAGCCGCTGTCACAGCGTATGTAGCAGTTGTGATAGTAACCACACTTTTAATACCTGTCGTAGCACCAGTAACCGCAAGTGTTCCTGCGATTGTGACATTACCACCGATAGTTGCGTCATTGTTGTATGTGGAATTAGTTGTGTATGCACCCGTTGTTGCATTTTTTGTAACGTCTTTAAATCCGTTTTCAGAGCGGACTGCTCCTGTAAATGTGGTCGTACCCATTTTTATCTCCTTGTCGTGGGTTAAGTCAGACGCAGAATGCGGCTGTCAAGGGGAAGAAGGAGGGGATAGTCCCCTCCCTCAAGTTTTTATTATGCGCCTTCAGAGCCAAATACGCCCCTCCAATCGGTCCAGCCGAAGCTATACCTTTCGCGAACTTTATAACGTACGTTTCCAGTTTCGAAGTCACCTTCCATGCCTTTTTTCATAGGCGATCTTTGGAACATTTTCAGACCATCAGGCACGTCAGTTTTTACAAACCACGCATCTGAATCTGACAACCGACGCATGACATGTGAGCCATTAGGTAGGTATCCACCTGCCTTAATAGCGTTAATGTCATTATCGGCTGTGCCTGTCCTCAATTGAGATTCCAACAGACGATCCGCAACAAAAGTGTAGGCTGTCGGTATTACCAAAGTAGTACCTACTGCCGCAATTCGAAGACCTTTATCATCCTTCATATCAGCAATGTTGATAAGAACGGATTCTAGTGAAGTCTCTGAAAGGTCAGACGCTGTGCTTAACACATTTGACTGGATACCATTTTGGGTTGGGTGAGATGCACTTAATAGTACAACACCGTCACCGCCTGTGTAACCAGCAGTTTGCGAGAAGTTTAAGACGTTCGCAGCTTTGATTTCCTTAGTGGAAGACATTGAGCGTGCTAGTGCCTTAGTGTAACGTGAAGCAATTGAGCCATACTGACCATCTTCTTCGGCTTCCTCAGTAACTGCGAAAGCTAAAGCAATTGTCTCATGTTGGTATCGCGCTGTCCATTGTTGCCCAGCATCATCATAAGAAATAGCCGCACCCTCTGTCTTAGTTGGTGCTGACGCAAAACCTGATAGCAAAACGTCTTCCTCAAACGCCTTACTTGAGGTGTTGCTCTCAAATACTGCTAGGTATTCCTCTGGATACTTGTCGTACTCAAGACCGAAAAGAGTGTTCAGTCCTGGTTCAAGCATTTTAGCGAAACTTGATCTATTCATAGCCATTTTTTAACTCCTTCCTATATACCTGCGCCATCTTTTAGGAGATGCTCATTAATGATGACCTCCATGATAGCATTCGCACCAAACGAATTATCTGGTGCATCGTAAAGACCTATGATCTTACAGGAAGCTGTACCTGCTGCCATAGTTCCACTAATTTCAAATCCAGATTGACCTGTAATGGTCGAACCTGCTCCAGCCACGACATCGGCACAATTACCGACGTTAGTCTGAGCAGTAGTACCTGCACTTTGAACTTTGTAAACAGTGTACGGGTCGTCGTAGACAAACAACTTGATATCTGTTGCTGTCGTTCCACTAGGCCAGTATTCACTGTAAACGTATGAGCCATCACTCGCAGTATAGGCACACCCATCAAACACACCGATGTTATTAACTTCGGTCGCTGTATGTGGAGTAACGAGACCTGAAGCAATAATTATACAGAGATCACCTTTGAAGATGTTTTCTGCTAATTCACTTGCACAAGTGTACACGTTAGTCCGTGGTGCATTACCGCTCATGTGGCGAGTCGGTACAAAACCGAAGGCTGCATCAACATTAGCCATTTTTTCGCTCCTTTAGCGTTAAAGTTTTAGTCTTCCATAGCAGAGTAATCCCTGCCACGGCTCGAAGAGGACTTTCGATTTTGATAAATCGATTGCCCAGTTTTTCGTCCTAACGCATCAAGATCACCTGAAACTGACTCATTTTGCTCAGAATTTCTATTACTATAATAGGCTTTCATTTGCTTGTGAGTTTCTAAAGGCATTTCACAAAGTAACATGCCTTCAATCCCAATTGATCCTGCCCACTGGCCGTGGTTGATAGTCGGAAACAACTTATCTTTAACGGTTTCAGCAGGGCGTGGGTTCCATCCTTCGCGCATTCTTTTATACACGTTGTCAGGAGTATCCTTACCCTGAATCGAGGTAGCTATCCATCGTTGGGTCATACCTGGACGAGGTTCTGGTGAGTCCAACAATGATGGTGGTTTCCATGTTGCTTCGGGGCGTACTTGCTCCTCGCGTATGGAGTTTCGGGTTTCACTTGCGCGCACATTTCTATTCTCAGACATAATTAGCTCCTTTGCTGACGTTTGATTTCGGCCTCATATTTTTTAAGACTTTTTTCATCTGTTATACCAAGTTCTCTAGCCATTCTAAGTTGATCCTGCGTCATGCGAACCCTGTTGCCTTTGTAAGATGAAGAACCGCCTGTAGTTGGGGCGACTGGTGGTCTACTTTTTGTTCTTGGTTTACTAGTAGGACTTGATGGTGAAACTAACTCAGGAAATACATTATGTAAACGATTATTTAATGTATCGTAATATTCCTGTTCATTTTTATCAAAACCCTCCAAATCTAACTGAACGTCGATTGCCCTAGCTGCGGCAGTTTCACGCTCATAACCTTGGGAATTAAACCAGTTATTTTTTTCCCACCAGCTCATTGCCTTTTCGGGGGCTGGCTCTTGTGCAACCTGCTGCGCTCGTCTTGCAGTAGGTTGTTTTGCCTGTTGTGCGCGTTGCTGTTTTTGCATCTGAGCAATCCGCATTGCGGCACGCATATCTGCCATTTGCTCTTGAAAATTAACTTGAGCCTCGGTGTCACCTTCCTCAACAGCTTTTGTTAGAGCTGCCTTGGTCTGGGCGTAACGCTGGTTGAATTGATTTTCAGAACTTTTCTTAGATCCCTTCTCAAGTCGCTCAAGTCTTGCGGATAGTTGGGCGTTCTGCTCCTGTATCTGCCTAGCTTGAACTTCAGCTTCTCTACGCTGATCGACAAGTTTCTTAATTCTCTTCTGAACCTTTTCACCGTACTCTGGATCTTCTTTTTTTTCTACTGCTTCGTCGGCTACATCTTTCGCCTCTTCCACAGGATCTTCAGTGATCTCGATCTGAAATTCTTCTGGCTCACCTTGTGCCTTCTTAATCTCGTCTTCGATTTCCTGAATTACTTCTTCATTTGACATGGTTTGCGACCTCCAAGTTGTTTACGCTAGATATGCAGCTATGTCGGCATCTTCTGGAAGGATAGACGTTAGCTCGTCATCGTTCAGCAGTAGAAACCTCACGCCATTGATTGTGAGTTTTTGACCAGCGTACTTACCGTACGTCACGCGGTCTCCAACTTTAGGACAGACTTCGGAACGCCAGCGTTCGCCAGTATCTCGATCTCTGTAAGCTAAGTCACCCATCGCAGAAATTCTACCGTGAGCGGTTAGGTACTCCTCATTATCTTTCGATATGGAGGGTAAATGTAATCCACCTTTGGTTGTCATTTTTACTTGATTGGGTTGAACTAGCACTTTCCAATTTAATGGAACTGGTAGTTGGTGAGGTTCTAAAGTTGTTTCAACTTCTTCCTCTTTGTGTAGTGCATGTGGATGAGACATGTTAAGCATCCTCTTCGTTGATTGTTTTCATTGTATCGCTGATAATGTCAGAGGCTTGACTTAAACCCTCTGCAATCCCAACGTCTTTTTGGTATGATTGAAAATCAGTCTCCCGACCTAAAACCATTTTATCAGCTATTGCTGATCTCTCCTTCTCCAGATTCTTTTTTATTCTCTGGAGCAGATCCGTTATCGTCATCTTTTACCTTTCCAGACATAGAGATGCCCTTGACGAATATTTTGACATTTTTCTGCTCAGACATTAATAGCCCTTCTTCTTTCCAGGCTTTCTCTTTGTACCCTTCTTCATTTTAATCTCCTTTTTTTTCTTCTTACCTGGTCCACCCTTCATGAGAGAACCAAAAGATGCCCTGTTCATAGCAAATTCCTTATGATTTGGCTAGTGCCACGTTTACCTATGAATACATATGAACCCCTATAGGGTTTTCATATTATTCATAAGCCATTTTAACGGGAAATATGAAAAAGTGTAGGAAAAATATGAAAAGTATGATTTTTTATATTTAACCCTTGCATGTGCTAGTTTTTGCTATTATAGACTATGCATAAATAGGGAGAAATAAAATGGCTACATTTCGAGTGATGCTTACTCACACTGTCGTTGAGGTTTACAAGGTTGAGGCATCCAACCCAGACGAGGCTTGCAGCAAAGCTGCGGCTGGCGAGGCTGTGTTGGAAAAAGATTGGCACTTGGCCTACGATAAAGAGATGTTGGTCATGCCAGATATGGTTATGAATAGATCAAGTTTTGCTAAAATGCTTGAGCCAGGACTGAACCATATTTTTGGTCTTGAGTACGATAAGTATGAGGAGGAAGAATGACCTTATCCGTATTGTGTTATACTATAGGCGACATACGACACCCCTTAAGGGTGTGTCGTGTCGTGTCGCCATAATTTAGGGAGAAATAAAATGCTTAGTAGATCAGTTAATAGAATTAAATTAAATGAATATGCATTGAAGCTACGTCTATCAGGTAAGACATACCGAGAAATTGGAGAGGTGTTAGGTGTGTCATATGAAAGAGCAAGACAGCGCATTAATAGAGCTAAAAGAGATAGGCTTAACCCAGTCAAAAAAGAACAAATCACGATCAAGCGTCACAATGAAGCCACTAAAATGGGTGAATTGATAGTATCATCTAGATTAACATTTGGTATTAAGTACGGCTCTTACAAAAATATTTGTTTTTCAGACATGACATTTAATAAGTTCTTAAAGACCACAAGCCTTGAAGATTTTTTGGAAATACCAAATATAGGTAAGTCCACAGGTCAAGAGCTTATTAAGGTGCTGCGTAAAAAGAAAGTATCAGAAGATAAAATTGAGGTGTGGATAAATAAAAAGAAAGAGAAAAAACCAAGAAGTGATAAGGGGATAACCACTGGCCCACAAATAAAATATGATACCTGTCAGAGATATGTTATATTTAAAGGCAGAATGGTTATGGGGAGACTATGCCATAAACCTCTTACATCTAAGCAGAGAAAATACTGCGAAAATCACAATTATAAAAGGTGGTAACAATGATACAGGAAATTTGGCGGTACAGTAGCCCAGATAAAGTTCCAGAGTGGTTAAAAGATCAATCTGAAATGAGGCGTGGCAATGGCAAGTTATACGT